ATCACCTACTTTTGGCATTCTATTCTCCTATCGTTTAAACATATTACTTTGTTTTATACTTCTAATAAACCACTATTAATTAAAATTTCTCTATTCTTTAAATGCTCTTTCTTGAGATCATCTTTACTTTGTCCAAAGTATTTTACAGCATGATGGTTCTCTATCATATATTGATTAATATCTATATCATCTACTATAACACTACCTAATACTCTACCAAATTTACCACGTGAGTCTTTTAATTCTGTTCTTATAACTACTTTATCTCCACCTTCTATAGACATCTTTAAGAAATCTTTAGCCAGTAATCCTCTAGCCTTCTCATCAAGGTCACGAGTACGTGACTCGGGAGTATCAATACCATATAAACGAACACGAGACTTATACCTAATATCAAAACCAAGGTCCAGTACAACATCGATAGTGTCGCCATCAACGACTCTTTCAACTTTACAAGCATATTCATACATTATTTTTTATCATTCTCCCCTTTAAAGCTTTTAGATGAGCCTGTAGTTCCTGCATATAATCCAAACCATGCTGCTCCTGCACCCACTACAATAGAAATTAAACCTGATTGTTCAAATGATGGTTCAGGTAAATCCATAAACCACATAACAGTATAGTAAAGTAAGAAGATATACACAGTTAAAAATGCTCTTGGAAATATTCTCCATGAGTCTACGGCTTGCGCTAAGAATATCCATTTTTGATGAGGGTTTTTAGTTCCTTCATCTTCTAATTCTCTAATACGATCTTTTAATCTTGATTGTTCTTGTAGCAGTTCCATGAATTTACTGAGATCGATCTCAACCTCATTACGATCCATGTCTCCTGAAAATCTTTCTCTATCACTCATTACATTATTTTCATATAAGCTACGGCTACAGCGACAACACCATACAAACCCCATAGCATATTTTCTATCCTAAGAAATTTTTTACTACCTTCATCAAGTCTGCGCTCTATGTATTCATAACGTAGAGCGCATTCTCTTTCGTGTCCACTTAGACGAACATCTACAGGTTGACTTTTATCAGTATAAACTGAATCTGTCATTAGCTAGGATTTGCGTAGCCCTTAGTTGCCCAAACAACTACACTATACGTATCACCGCTAGTATGGTCATTTGTAGTTAGCAATAAGTCTCCATTCACACCACTACCTGCATTATTAGAAATGCCGGGTAGGTTCTGACTACTTTGGGTAAAGTCCCAAGTATCTGCCCAATCCTTCGGTGCTTGACATATAAACATATTGCTACTCGCATTCCAGTATAAACTGAAACCCATACCTACATTACTAAACCATATTTTATTTAGCACTACTCTATTACAGGCTTGACCTGTAATTGCACTAGCAGTTAATGCTGATACGTCAATTTTAGCTACTGCGCTTTCGCCTGTCCCATCACTAACGTTGGTAAATTTCATTACAAGATTTTTACCACCATCGTCTAAGATAGTTTGACTTGTTACTGCGTCAGCCATTATTTACTCCTTACTCAAATGGAGTTGCTAATGTGCCATCGCCATGCAAGTAAGCTTCACAATGCCATACTGCTGCTGATGTAGCTACTAAACGAATTACTCCACCTACTAACCAACCCTGTGCTGCTGTACCTAAGTCAATAGTGTCATCATTACTTGCATCAGGAATAAAAGTATTGGTATCTCCCGCAGTTGCTGGATCAAATATCTGAGCAAATCCAGAGAATAAATCACTGGTATTGTCAGTATTAATTTGTCCTGCTCCTGTGAAAGTTGTACCAACTATGAAAGTATAATTTAAACCAGCTGCTGCTGTAGGTAGTGTAACTACTATACCGGCTGCTCTGTTTAAAGTATATACAGTTCCTGAATCAGTTGACTCTATGCTCTTAGTTGCTGTTGTAATGCTACTAATATTAGAGTAGGCAGAAACATAACCTGTTGTAGTTATATTACCACTTGTATCTATATCTAAATTGGTTGTTACAGCACCAGTAGTTGAATTCTTACTGATCTGTTCAAAACCATTCTCGGACCTAACCGGTCCATTGAAAGTTGTGTTTGCCATTATTAAGTCTCCTTAATTACTCTATCGTCTTGGCTTGTCTGCTAGGGCAGTCGATAGAAATTAATCCCTAGAAAAAAAGGGGAGTATATATCATTTCAACTCCCCCCAAGTTACTAGCTTGATCCCGAAGAACCAAAAGCACCTAGCGGATCAGAAACTCCAAAGGAGTATCTTTCTCTTGCTTTGTACCTTACGTTTCCAGTATCGAAGTCACCATCCATGCTGGTTTCTAATGGAGTACGTGCAAAGTGCTTGAAGCCATTTGGCACGTCTGTCATTAAGAACCATCCGTTGGTGTCTGTAAGGAAGTGATTTACCACATAGCCTTCTGGAATAGTTCCATTGGCTTTAATTGCGTTAAGATCGTTATCAGCTGTTGCTGGTCTCCCATCAGATTCTAAGATACGTGAAGCAGTAAACATCCCATTTGGTGGAACAACTAACTTACGAGGTTTTGCTGCTATTAGCAAACCACGCTCATCAGTCCAACCAGCAATTTGTATCACAGCATTCTCTAATGAAGTCTCATTAAGGTCTGCTTGTGTTGCAAATGTGTTGGAGTTCGTTCCTCCTGACACTAGAGGGTGTGATTCAGAAAACAAATCAACTCCATCGCCAGAATTAAACGTACCACCAGAAAATCCTTGGTTAAAAGGATTGGCTGCTTTTACTTGCTTAGTGTAAGCCATGCTTCTTGCAAGTGCTTTTGTATAACGTGCAGAAAGCGAATCGTAGAGGTTATCCTCCATTGCTTCTTCTGTTATGGCAAAGCCCATTCCAATAGTTTCATGGTTATAACGAGTGCTAAAGGATTCTTGTGCAGTATCGTAATTGATAGCTGAACCTTCATCTTTAACAGAAGCTTGACCAAATCCACTTAACTTAACTTCTTCCTCGAAAGATCGATCTGAAGATTCAGTTTCGTAGAGTTCCTCATGCTCATTCTCGTACTTAGCATATTCTAATCCAAACAGGGCATTTAATCCCGGAAGGAGTTCTTTAAGTAACTGCGCTCGTGAAATTGCCATTTCTTATTCTCCTTTATATACCAGTTGTATTGCTCATAATATGACCCGCATTAAATTTAACAACTAAGTCGGTGTATGAATCACCGGCTGTGTTGTCAGATTTAGACGAGATATCTACTATCCTAATAGGAAGTGTAGCTGTTGTAGCAGCTACAGTAGATATATCAATAGCATTTTTACTTGTACCAATAGATGTTGAACCTGCTGTTTGAACAACCGCAACATTGTTTCCGATTACAGTTTGCGCACCCGATCCGTCCGCCTGCATTTCAAAAAGAATGTCTGGATCATCCATAACATATGCGCTTGCATCTGATGCAACTACGCTTGCAGTCCACATTTGGCTAAAAGTTTTCTGGGATGTATTTGGATCAGTATAAGAACAACCTAGGAATATTCCTACAGGTGTTAATGTAGTTGTGCCTGTGTCTTTTTCAACACCACCAGCAGCAACTAGCTTAACAAAATCACCATAGAAAATGCTAGTAGCATAGCCTGAAGCTATACTGTAATGTCTTACCTTACCAGAAAAAGAACCATTAACAGATAAACTGCCAACTGGTCTTGCTCCGTAAGGCGTTGCTGAACTACTCATTTTATATACCTTTTAAATACAATAAATTAATAAAACAAAGATGGTAATTATTTACCACCTTTACCAAAAGAAACCTGTGTTTTCCTTTCCTTAAACATTGGCATTGCAGGATTTTCTTCTCTCATATAGTTAGCATCTAAAGCTTCCATTTGTTGAGCAGCCATAGCAGTATAATACTGGGCTCTCTTTTCAATTTCTTCTCTAGGTGCTTTACATAAAAGTAATCCTCCTACCTCAACACCACCTTCAAATTGCGAATTCTGGTCTCTGACCATTTGCAATTCGGGATGATCTTCTGCTTTAACTGGCTCCCAACCTTCTCTCAGTTTAGTAGATACATTCATATTATCGGATTGACCAGCTGCTGCTGTTCTTATCCAACGAAAAACATACCCATCTTCTGGGTTAGGGTCTGGTAACAAGTTTGGGGGAGTCCAAGGTTTCTCTCGTGCGTCAGTATCTCTCGATTCTAACTCACGTGGGTTGCGCTCTTGATCTTGAGTATTCTCTTGATCTTTATCTAACTTATCCATTTTTTAACTCCTTCGCATATTGCGATGCGTATTGTTCTGGTGTAAGTCCAAGTCGTCTGGCGAGGTCAACTTGAGTCTTTGTTAACTGCACTCTGCGCTGTTTAGTACCAGTCCTATTGGCTGGTGCTACCACAGTCGAGGGTCGTTGTGAAGATGCAGTAGTTTCTTCAAAACGTTCTGGAAATCTTTCTTTCATAGCAGCATCAACTCTGCTGTAATAAGAATCAGAATCTCTTATAGGGTCTATTCCTTCTCTTACTAACTTAGCATGCATGCCATATGCTAAAGCTGTCATGTCCTCATCACCGGCACGTTCAAACCAAGGATTACTCCTTATGTATTCAGCAGCAGCTGGATCAATAGCTTGGTCAGGTGCTGGTTGTTGATATACAGGTTGTTGTGGTTGGTATTGTTGTTGAGGTTGTTGGGGTTGTTGATACTGTTGCCCATTAGTTTGTGGCATAGTAGGAACATAGTTCTCTACATATGATTTATCAGCTAATGCTGCACTTAGTTTTTCTTGGGCATTCAATAGTTTATCTGTATCACCAGACTCATATGCTGTTTTATATTCAGACTTTGCTGATTCTATTTCAGTTGATGTCTTGGTTTTTAAACTATTAATAAGAGCATCTTCACTCTTAGCTACAGTAGCTTTAAGTTTCTGATTTTCATCATGCAAATGTTTAGATAAATTTATAGATTCATCCCTTACTTTAGAAGCAGCTTCTTTTGCTCTGCGTTCTTCGTGATAATCATATTTAAGTTTATCTATACGTTTCTTAGTTCTGTCACTAATACCAGCTATTTCTTCATCAACGTCAGAATCTGAATTTGCCTTAGATGGTTTCTGATCCTCAATCGGTCTATCATCTATAACGTCAATTTCAACATCTGGTATAGGAACTTCAATAGCGTTTGCTACTGGCAATTCCTGTTCGATTTCTATAGTTTGTGCTTCTTCTGTCATGCTTTTACTATTCCTGTTGGGTCTCTTACAACTGCTTCAACAGTATCATCATTGATAAGTCTGAACTCTTTTCCGTGTATCTTCATTCTAGTGCCACTATATGATCTCATAATAATGAAATCACCTTCTTCGCAATATGGTCCATTGGGAAAACGCTTTTCATCTTTATAACAATCTGGTCCTAGTTTTAAAACAAAGCCTACTATTGAGGCTGTTTCTTCTATACGTCTAGTTTGATCTGCAATAATAATACCACCCTCTGTAGTTTCTTCTGCTTCAGGTAGTGCTATTAATATTTTATATCCTTGAGGTTCAGGTAGTTGAGTTGCTACAGAAGCTTCTTCTGTTTCGGTCTCTTTACCCTTTACTGCTTCTACTGTCATAAGTTACCTTATGTTGCGTCAAATATATAAGGAGTCTGACGTTCTCCTTTCCTTTCATTATGAAAGGTGCGTATTAATCACTTTCGATAACCATATTATATTTATCAGTTATCTCACGAAGGGCAATACGTAACCCTTCTATCTTGCCTTTAAGGTGGTAAAGTTCTGATAAATCCTTAACTTCACCATCTACTAGGACTTCTGTGATTCTATTTATCTCATCGTTTAAACTCTGTGTCAAGCTTTCTGTAAACTTTATATCAGCTTCCATTGTCTTTAGTTACAGTTTCTGCCATCTTTCTTCCTATCTCTGCACCCTTAGTTCTTTCTTGTGCAGATACTTTTGCTATATCTGCTCCGACTTTAGCACCAGACATTTCAAGATCAGCTTCTATCTTAATTCTCTCTAGTTCATCTTTCATTCTAGCCTTTTCTAAGTCAGCAGCTATACGTGCTTCATCTGTTTCTACTTTAGATTGTGCTTGTTGTGCTTTAATAGCAAGTTCTTGTTGTTGCATTTGTAGTACAGGGTCTTGCATCTGCTCTTGTACTTGTTCCATCTGCGCTTCTTGTATGTTCTTACCTAGTAATTGTTGTGCAGCAGCTGCTACTAGAGCAGACAACCTTGATTCAATTTCAGGTGGCAATGGTTCTCCTACTGGTGGTAGTTTAGTTCCTATTTCTTCTTCGATTTGCCTTCTATACTCAAAACCTATATGTTCAATTATGTGACTACTTAATGCAGCTTGTATTGCATCAGCATTAGGCGCTTGTCCTGCAAGTTCTTGTATCTTGGGGTCTTGTATCATAGACATATGAACTGTTATATGTGCAGAATGGTCCTGATACTCGAAAGCTTTAACAGGTTTACTATTCAATATGTCCATATTCTCTGAAACAGGGTCTGTTGGCTTGATATCATCCTCTAATGGTACGATATCTTGCGGATCACGTATGCCTAATACCTCTAACATCTGTCTATGTAGCTTGGGCATGTCGTACATCTGCGGTGCAGACTGTGCAAGTTGCAATGCAGCCTGATATTGCATGATTCTTTGCGCCATTGTCGCGGCATTAGGGTCAGATACTGGAATTACGTCTATTCTTTCGTCAAAGTCCACCCCTTTTATGGCAGCTTCGCCATCTACTTCGTATTCATAGTCCTCTGGCATGTAATCTTTGATTATTGCGGACAATATACCTAGTTCTTGGCGCATTGAGGCGTGTAACCTTGCTTGAATTGCACCCATTACCTTCATATTGCGCTCTAATAGCGCTAATGTAGTCCCAACTGGCGCTTGATTGTTCATATCAGACACTTTTAGGTCCGTTATAGAGGCAAATCTACGCCCTTCTTCAACAATATTGCCTAATAATTGGTATAAAGTACCTGATGGCTCTTTATATGGAAGGAAAGTTATGTTATCTCTGATGCTCCCACCCGGAATATCAACGTCACGGAACTCTCCGGGGTATATTGGAGTGTCATCACCCTTAATTCTTAGCCCTCTAGTCTTTAAACCGCCCGGAAGATTGGCTAAAGTACCTGCATCTACAAGTTGTCTAAGCAAAGAAGTAGCTGATTTAGCTAATCCACCTACCATGTGTATCAAACCAAAGCCATAGAAGCCTAATCCCGGCATATACTTATAGTGAACAAAGTGTTGTCTGCGTTCTTTTACCGGATCAGACTCTAAATAGTTACGTCTTATTGATAAAACCTCACCTGAACCTTGATCTATGGTGACAACATAAGGTAATGCTATGCCTGTTTTATTTCCATTACGTTCATCTTCAAAACCTTCAAGGTCTAAATCAACATGCATTTCTAAAACTGTGTGTAAACCATCCTTGCTATATGAATTCAAATCATATTCAAAGCTAGGACTGTCTCCAGCGAGTTCATTATACTTTGCTTTTATCCTATCAGTTCCAATACTGGACTGTGGTAATTCTATATCCTTATAGAATCCTGCATACTGCAATTTCAAAATATCATTTAAAGTCATACGCATGACGTGTGTAGCACGTGAAGCTGTTCTTAAATCTGCTGCTCCATAACTAACTACAAAATCTTCTGCTGGTATAAACATTGAACAAGGTCTTTGCATGTTTACATCCCAATAAATCTTTTTGAAGGCAGAACCGGCAAGAGGCAAAGAGAACAACATATTCTCAGTTTCATTTCTATATTCTTTCATTTCTTCTGTAAGAAGATAATTCATATAGTCTTGAACTCTTTTACCTTGCTGTTCTTTTTCTTGTGTTAATTTGCCAACTATACTTGTGCGTACTGGACCAGCTGCTGGAAATATTTCTGTAATAGCTTGAGACTGAAAACGAACAACTGCTTCTGATAACAATGGATGATATACACCACAAGCACCGGACCAAGGTTCTGTTCTTTCTTCAATCTTTAAACCAAGATTATCTAAACCTTCTGTGTAAGTTCTTTCCCAATCACTTCTGGAATCTTTGTCAGCTTCAAAAGCTGAGACAAGTTCATGCCCAATGAAACTTAAATCTTTTTCAGAAATGTATTCTGCTAAGTTAGCATCAAAGGGAACTTCATCTTCCATCATGGAAGGATCGAAATCAATTAGCATCCCCCCATCATCAGTCTCTATAGAAACCGC